AGATGGTGATGTTCACGTTGTCCAGATCGGTATCACCGCTGTCTGCTGGATCATTTCCAGGGTTGATGTCCTCGGTTTCAACCTCAGGGACAATATGCGAATTTACCATCTGGTTCTTGGCAGCCCTGTCCGCGTTGCTGTCACGGCTGACAGAGGGGATAAGGCCGACAAGCTCCCTGGAGACGATGTCCAGGGCTTCATACAGGGTTGGTATAACAACATTAAGATTTTGTGACATTTTTTACCTCATCAACTAAATTATACGTCCACCTTTCTGGATGAACTCGGTTTTCTCTTCTGGAGACATACCGTCGAACTGATCCCGGTTTATCTCCTTCTTGCCTTTGGGCCCGAATCCAGCGCCAGCGCCACGGGCACCGCTTCCCACGTTGCCGTCCACAAATGCGCTGCCTTCATCTCCAGCGGCCCAGACACGAATGGCCTGGTCAAGACTGACCGGGCCCACGCCATCCAAATCAACCTGGGTTGAGATAGCCCCATCTTCATTTTCAACAACCTCAACGCTGTCTTTCCAAAGCTGTTTTACAGCCTTTTGATAAGGGGGGTACGAGATCTTGTTATTGGATATGGCCGAGGTCAGCTCGTTATCAATAATCAGGTTGCGCAGCTGATTCTCCTTGAGCTTCAGCTGATTATCCAGGTTGTCCAGGTCCTCCTTGAACTTTTGCTCCACCTGTTTCCTGATTTTTTCCGGGTCTACTTTCAACCAGTCCGCCTGATGCTTCTTTGAATCATCATCCTTGTTCTCATCGTCCTTGCCGGTCCGAAAGCGCTCGATCACCTGCTGAATGATCTCCGGCTCCATGTCATCCGGGATAAATTCAGCTTTTTGCTTATACTTGTCCCGTTCTTCAATGGCGGATTTTCGCCTTTCCTGTTCGCTCTTGTAAGCGTTGTACAGGCTGGAAACCTCAGGGTGCTCTGTGACCCCGTCGATTTTCAGGACAAACCGGCCATTGCCGTCGTCATGGTAATAATCGGTCATTCCTTCAGGTACCTGATCCTGGCTTTCAACAAAAACTGGTAGTGACATTGCCCCTACTCCTTAAAATTTGTACCCAACATTGTTTGGTACGGTTAGACAAAAAAAAAGCCCGCACAATACGCCATAAGCATACTGTACGGGCTAAAGTTAATCCGGTTTTCTGGTCCGGGACCTTAGTAGTCCTTTCGCATCTTGTTACAAACTATCCCTTAAATGTCAAGGGGTAATCTTCCTTTATTTTAGCATTTCTTATGCCGCCCTGGTTTATCTGGATGCGGATGGTGATTTCACCGGTCCAACGGCTTTTGAGCAGGACGGCAATTCGGTCAAATGCTGTTTGCATTAAGTTACCAAGTTCTTTCATGGGTTTGCCTAGAAACTTCTGTTTATCTGCCTTGAGGTTTTTGAAACAACAAAGGGCTTTAGCAAGGCATGGACAGTTTCATAGGTCTTGGCCGGCTTCTTGCCTCTGGCAAAATTAACTTGGGTTGTTATGGGACCTACGGTCTGGGTTGTGCCAGATATTATCTCCTGGCTGTGATCAGGCAGCAAGTCCTCACCTTTGGCCACCCTGAACGCCGCTTCAATGGTTGCGTGAACAACGGCTTTCGGAACACCAGAGATGGGGCTTGTTTCCATGTCCATCCTGGGAAATTGCAAGGCTTGATTGCCTCTTAGCCTGAATCCCCTGAAGTCATGGCTGTCAATAAACCTTGTACCTTTCATCAAACAGGCCTGCTTTTGTTCATCAGACTGCTCAAGCCATTGGTCATCACCCCCATGCCAGGCCTGCATGTACAAATCAGCGGTCTCTATGTCCGCATAGCTTGTAGCACCAGGCTTGCCTGTTCCGTCTTCCACGACAAACATATTAACCTCTCTTGTTTCTTCTTATTTTTATGCTGGTGATGCATCTGCATAAAATAACGTTCTCCGGCACTGAACCGGGGCTGTTCCTGTCTCTTGGCCTTTTCAATAAGCCCAGAGGAGTGTCAAAATAATCATTCTTGGCAACGCCTCCGGGGTTCATTGCCGGAACCATTGCGTGGATATCCCTTACCCGGACGTCTCCGGCATGCACCCATTCCCTGTAAATCTGGTCATCAGCCAGAACGTTTTGTTCAACCGCCTGGCTCATTGCCTCGTCTTGGCCCATGGTCAGAGCTTCCAAGGCCTGATCCCTGGCAATGGTTTCCGCTCTGTGCGCCACATACCTTCTTCTGTAGGCATGCACCGCATTGTTGATTATCCGTTCAGGTGGGGCGGTTCCCTCATTAATTGCCCTGACAACTGCACCGTCATATCTCCTGTCTCTCAGTTTTCGACCGAGATACTTCCTCAGTTCGGTTGTATTCCCGCTCCTGAGTTGTCTTTGGGCATTCATAACATAACCGGATTGAGCCTGTGTCAGGCCTATTACACCACCTCTGTAGGCCTTTGCCCTGTAGTCATACTTTCCCCTGATGGACCTGGCTATTTTTCTGGGATTATGGCCTCGCTCTATGCCATGCCTGATGTTGTCCCGGATCACTTGTCTTGTGCTATCCACCACTTCCCTTATCAGGCCNGTATGCAGGTCGTTCACGGCCTGGACCGCCCTGGCATGGCCCGGGTTGAACCTTACTTTGACCACTGTTCCGTCAGGCTGTCTGGCAGGCGGAAAGGCTTTTGTGGTTTCCCGGCCTGCTGCGGCCAATGCTTTATGCATGGACTCCTTCAAACCTTTAAAACTGGCCATACCGATCCCGGTTGCCAGGACTGCGCCTTCGATGTTGCCGGTCTGGATCAGTCTGGTGATTTCCCTGGTCTTCATGTCCCTGGTCAGCTCGTCAACGGCTTTTAAGAACTGGTTTCTGATTTCGCCTTCATAACGCTCTTCAGCCAGTCTTTTCAGGTAGTCCCTCGTGGGCATCATTCATCTCCTGAATCCATGGCCAAAGCCGCAGGAGCAAGTTTTAAAAATTCCTCAATGCTCATATCGTGCATTTCCGTCTGCTTCATGTATTCGGCCAGAATATCATGAGGCATAAGGCCTCGTTCAACACCATTCATCAAAACGTTTATGACCTGCGGGTCAGGCAGTTCCCGGATAAATTCAAGGCTTGGATCAACCTCGACTTTATCTGGATCAACCCCCAGCCAACTGGCCGCGAACTGCAAGGCCTGCCTCAGGCCTGAAGCCTTGGCCTTGGCTATGCTGGCCAGGGTTGCCGTTTGCGACTGGAACCTTAGCCTTAAAGTTTCAGTTGCCTCTGCCGCTCTTTTGTCCCCCAGAACCTTGACCGTGGCATAGGCAATCTCCTGGGATATATTGTCCAGCTCCTCCTTCTGAGCCTGGATGCCGTTGCCTGAGATTTCAATAAAGCCAACTTTGACATTGGCCGAGCCAAAGGCCCAGATCGTTGCCGGGCCTATCTCCTGCGGCGCGTCCTTGTCCACGTCGTAATCGCCTATGGCATAAGGCGTGGTCCCGTTGGCCGCCATGAACAGATGCAAGGCATAGTCAGCGTATTGCCGGTAGTAATGCAAAGACTTGTTGGCAATGCTGAGCAAGGGGATGGCGTCGGGGTCTGGGAGCAAATCCCGGCTGCCGATTATGGCTACCGGAACAAAGTCCAAAGGCTCACCCTTTCTTTTGGGCACAGTGGTTGACATAAGTTTGAGCCTGTTTTCATCTTCACTGTCTTTTCTGTACACATTGACCGTGTATTGTCCTTCCTGAAGCAGACAGACCCGCCACTGGTCTATCTCCTGCATAACATAAGGGTCATCAGGGCCAGGTTCATTGACCTGCTCAAAGAACACAGCCATGGTCAGCTTATCGCCGTCGCTGCGCCAGTTGATCAGGCTTTCAGCAGGGTAGGTGGCAATATAAGGATTGCCTCCGTTTTCCTGCACATCCACCAGCAATACGTAACGGCCAACTGTCAGGACTTCATGCCGGATTCTGTTAATCAGCCCGGCCATGTCCAGTCCGTCGGACGTGGCCAGCTTTTCCATGTATTTCATGGCCTCCGGCAGTTTAATCTCCATCTCCTTCCTGGACATCAAGCCTGCCATGCCTTCAATGGCAGGGCCAACCGATTCCGGATACTTGGCCCTGATTTTGTAGTTCTTGTACTCAGGCGACTTTTCACCTTTGTTCTTCAGGCCAGGCGGTACAGGCAGGTAAAGTGTCCCCTTGTCTTTGACGGCATCCTCACCAGCAGCCGCATCACGTAACCGCTCCCATAAAGGCAGAAACTCATCATATTTCGGGTGTGGTTCATTTGCAGGCATCAGACTAATCCTCTCATTGGCTTGGTTTGTCCTCTTGTCGGACGTTTAATCATAGGCTCTAAAGCGTACCTTACGGCATCCCAGGTGTGGTTGTAGGCGTCCACTATGTCCGGCAAAATGTCTCCGGTCCTTTTGTCCACCTTGTAGGAATAAAGCCTTGCTTCCTTGATCGTTTCCTTGCACCTGGGATGGATGATTATTTTCTTGAAGTTTCTTAAAAATCTTATCCCTTCCTTGACGCTACCCGGCCACTTGGTCACAGCCCTTATCTTTGGAAAGCCATGCCTTTGCAGGTAATTGATAGACTCCGGGTTGGAGCTGTCTGCCCTGATGACGTACCTTGAACAGCCAGGCATGCGCCTTTCCATGAACGAAACCGTACTGTCCAGCTCCAGGCCGATCTTGACTCCTTCTTGCTCAACATAAAGACGGTCACTTTTTATCCAGATCTTAACCAACGCTGTCGGGTCCTGAGCAAAGCCAAAGTCCATCCCAAAGTAAGGCCCGTCCCAATCCTCTTTGGGCTCAAACCTTTCAGTCATCCATTTGCCGCCCAGGACTTGAGCGTCAGTCCTTTTGATTGTTTCGCCTTCCCAGATATGGGCATACACATCAGGGTTGATCTCCAGGTCTCGCAGTCTTTCTTCTTCAAGCTCCTGAGGAAACCAGGGGTTGTCATGATAATTGACTTTGACAATCCTTGAGTTCTCAGGCGGATTGACAACAAATCTCTGGTTAGTCGGCCCTTCCTCCAGTTCCGGGTTCCAGGTAAGCCATATTTCAGATCCGGCCTTTCGGATTGTAGGGATAAGCACCCTCCAGGATTCCTCACTTACCGCTTCGGCCTCTTCAATCCAGCATATATCTACATTGGACATAGATTTGATCTCCCGGTAATTGTGCCGGATGCCCTTGAAAAGGAACTGAGATCCATTCTTGCCCTTAAAGTAGTTTTCTCCGTAATCAAATTCATGGTCCAGGCCGATTGCGTAAGCCTGGGTAATAAGTTCCTGCAGAACAGAGTCCCGGATGCTGGATTGAATTTCCCTGGCACAAAGAATGCGCCTTTTCGCTTCGTAAGCCAGGATCAGGCACATTCTGGCAAAGCCCACGGACTTTCCAGATCCACGGCCCCCATACGCACCCCGGTACCTGGCCTTTCCCCTGAAGATTTGGCGTATTTTCTGCGGAAGCTCGATCCTTAAACTACTCATCAACCTCTGGTTCTACCCCTACAACCTTAATAACCCTGATAGGTTCTCCTTCAGGCCCGGAGATTTCCCCTTGATATTTCTCAACATACCCCCGGCCCTTGCCTTTCGTGGAAAGCAAGTATTTGACGGCCCACGGCTCGCCTGCCAGGACCGCTTCACGTAACTTGTGTTCTCCAATGTCAACTGCCTCTTCTTCAAAATGATCCTTGATCTCCTGAATATCAGGATACTTTTTCAGGTAATTGTAAACAGCTGTATGAGAACAATTCAAATACCTTGCCGCCAGATAGACCGCCCCCTTTGTCTTTGTAAGAGCATGCTTGACCTTTTTCTTGCTTAAATGTTTTGGCATAGCTACTGATGTAAAGTTTATAAACTGCTGATTATGTTGAAGTTATGTGTTCGGCCCGGCTATGTCTCTTTTCCTGGATCATAATGCTCAGAAAATCTTCCCTGGAAAAATCTGACAACCTGAAGACTTCTTCAGGCTTCATACCAAGCTGTTTGCTTATTTCCTGCACAGACTTGCCCTGATCTATAAGTCTTTGGACTATGTTCTTCATGGGTTCCAGGAGGTGCGTTCCCCTGGCCCGGTTATGGGTAACTGTGCCGTACACATTGCCTGCATCGTCTTCATGTTCCACGATCACCACAGGCACCTTTCCACCGATCATTGAGTAAATCGGTTCTTCACTGGCGGTCATCCACCTGTGAAATCCGTCAATGATGGTATAGTCCGGCCTGACTACTATAGGCAGGGTCCATCCGTTGGTGATAATTGACTGTCTGAGCAGTTCCATGTTCTGTTTGCTGACCGTATTTGGGTTGTAGTCATTGGCCTTGAGCTTGCCATGCTCCACCCAATGAAGCGTTTCTAATGGCCTTGTAATCTTCATTTTTTGTTCCCCTGTGCATTTATCATTGTTGCCCGCAGAACCCTTCTTTTCGGGTCTCCGGCAATCAAGCCTTTATACAGTTCTTTCCAGTTCTTTTCCCTTAACAAGTGAGAATGCAGGAAAATCTGGTTCTTGTACTGCCCAGCTATCCACCGTTCATTTTTGCCCTGAAAGTTCTGGTCAATATTGGAAAGCAGTTTATAGACTTCAGCCTTATAGTCTTTTTCTTCTTCTTGGCCCTTTCCCCTGCCTGCCTTCTTTCGCCTGAACATTTCAGAGTCCCAATACAGGGCTGCCAGATAAGCGTTTGGTTCACGCCTGCAGATCCTTTCCATAAGGTCAGGGTAAAATTCATTCATCCTGACCAGGGCACCAGCAGAGTCCACGGAAAAGAACTGTGATATTCTGAGCATCCTGCGATTGACGCCAACCTGCCAAAGGTAAAGGTATTCAACGGGGAAATCCAAACCCTTTTCTTTGATATAGAGCCAGACATCATTGTCTTTCCAGTCATAAATGGGATACCACTTGTTATTCTTTGCTCCCAGCTGCCTTGTCCTTTGAGAAAACATGAAAAGTCTCTGGACTGATTCGGCCACCCTCAGTCCAACCAACTGAACTCCGTTTGCAGTCACCCTTTCCATGAACTGTTGGTAATTGTCCCGGCCAGGCCTGAATCTTGGCGGTTTTTGCATGGGATTGTCAGGCAAAGGCCTGATCCAGTCTTTTTCCTTATTCCGGTCCCAACAAACAAAGGTTTCATCATTGGCCAGGTTGTTGAAGCAGTTAAAATGCTTGATTTCCAGGCATAGCCAATAAAACCTTGCCCCTATAAGCTGAAAAGTCTTTCTCCACTTTTCAACTATACGGATTACGTCAGGGTACATGGCTTCTTCATCAATGAAGATGACGGAAAGCTGTTTCGGGTCCACATTTCCTGCCTGGATTTCTTCATAAACCACGTTGGCCATGCAGATAGAGTCCTTGCCACCAGAAAGGGACATATAAACGTGCTTCCCGGTAGCAAAGATATTCCTGACACGCCTGTGTGCGGCCTGGACCACGTCCATCCTGGCCTGTTTCCGGACTAAACCCATATAACTTCTCCGCAATGGGGACACCTGGCTTCCTTTCGGTTGTCCACGATATTGGGGCTTTCTCTTCCTGGGTTTTGATCCTGGCCCTGGTTCTGGTTCTGATCAAAAAAGGAGGTTTTATCCGTCCCTGGTTGCTTCTCAATTTCCTTCCCATAAGAATTGACTATGTTGTCAACTTCCTGATTACTGGCCACTAACGAGCTGAGAACATCAGGGTCAAAGCCGGGAACTTCAAAGTCCAGATCCTCTCCTATGATCTCTTTCAAGATGTCATACTGAGCTTCAGGGTCATCATGTCCCAACGAGTATGTTTTGTTGTCGGCCAGCATCAGTTTCTTTTTCTTTTTGTCCGTGAGTCCGTTTTTTTGCAGGACATGGACTTTATCCCGGCCTAGATGCTTAAAGGCCAACACAAGGCCGTTACCGGCCAAAATCAAGCCGTCCTCGTCAATGACTACCGGCCTGGTCTGTCCGAACATTTCAACGCTCCTGGCAATTTCCATAATTTGGGGTTCGGGATGCTTGCGGACGTTCTTTTCCGGGTGTTTCAGGCCTGTAATAGCAACTTGTTCAAGTTTCATATTTTACCTCCTGAGATATGACATATAGATTACTGTTCCGCTGGATATGAATAGGGTGAGAAGCGAACCGCCTGTGATGAATACAGGGTTGTCAGTCCAGTTGCCGTAACCAAATATTGGCAGGCCGAATATCAAGGCCAGGAGTATTCCCCAAAACATGCCGGATTCGGATACTTTGTTGCTGATCAGGGTAATCATGGTCGGAACAAATACGCTTACCCGCAAAGTTCCGTAAAACAACATCAGATAAAGGATTTGCATATCCGGGATGTTGGCAATGATAATTGCCGTAACTGCAAGGGCTACCATTGCAAACCTTGAAAATGCCAAAGCGTTTTTTTCGGTCATTTCAAGTCTTTTAGCTACGTCACTACCTGCAAGGCTTGAAACGGCACACATGAGCGAGTCCAGGGTAGACACAAGCCCGCAAACCAACATGAAGGCAAAGGGTATTGCGGCCCAGGCAGGGAGAAAGTGTTGCACGGTCTGGATATTGACTAGCTGTGGATCATCTGCCTGTATTCCTGCGCCAGCCCCTAGAAAACCGAGTGTGCCGAGCATCAGGGGAACAAGAGCAAAGATAAGGGCTGAATACAGAAATGATTTTCTGACATATTTTCTTTTGATAGCCAGGGAGCGTTGCCAGAACATCTGGTCAGCAATGGGTCCGGCAAAAAGTGCCAGAGAATAAGCCAGGCCAAAACTCCAAAAGGCCATTGCTCCCTTGCCTGCAAATATGCTTGTATATTCGCCTGATATGCCGTCCATGCCTGCCTTGACAGCTTCCAGTCCACCACCAGCATATACAGTCCAGCCTACCAGTATGCTCCCAAAAACCAAGATGATTCCAAGCTGAAGGTGATCTGTTATGACTGATGCCTTCAGTCCGGAACAAATCGAATAGCTAAGGGCAATTATAGACATGATAACTGTAACCCAAAAAAAGGGCAGACCGGTCAGAGTTGTGAATATCAAGCCTCCGGCCAGGAGTTGAACTCCAAAAGCAAAGAGCATCAGGACGGTGAACTGAACAAGATAAATATTTTGCACACGCTGGCTGTATCTTTTGGCCATATACTCGGACAGGGTGTACCCGGTAGGCATTCTTTCACGGAGCCTGACTGCAAATTCTGAGAAAAGGACCAGGCACAGGACATTTGCAAACATGAACCAAAAAAGGCCGACATGTCCCATTAGATACGCCTGTTGCGATGAGACGAAAAGTGCCGGCGCCCATATCCAGGTTGCCGCTATTGAAAACCCGGACTGCCATAGGCCAAGCTTTCTGTTTGCCGCAAGAAAGCCTTCCCGGGTCCGGTAAGTTTGGGTCAAATAATGAGTCAGGCCAAACATCAAGACAAAAAATGCCACAAGCATTAGCAACCCGCCAGAAGGTGACAGAATCTGCATACTTATTTACTCCTTTTCATTAATATTTTTGCACCCACAGAACGGGCAGTAATCACGATTCGGATACGATTTGATTCGGCACTTATTGCAATAGAAATCCTTTGATCTCCCATTAATCCATTCGTGACAGGTCCAGAAACCGGCTTCAAAAGTCTGAATCGGAACACTCTTGTCCGGGCATTTTCTCCAACCTTCTTGAAGAACACGGGTTATTTCCGGATCATAGTTACTGGCCCTGTCCCACCCGGATTTTTGCTCCAAAGCCTTCTCCAGGATCACTTCAGGAATCAAAATACACTCATCAAGGCCTTCCAAATCACATTTGTTATAACAACTACTGCAAATATTTAAACTTTTTGCTTTCCTCACACTAATCATACACGCCTTACCTTCCCCATTCATGTTTTGCCCACCATGCCAGAAGCAAGGCATCAGCCCGGCCATGGTGTTTTTTCAGATTAAGTTCCGCATCCGGAAACATTCGCCTGGCTACGGTCAGGGATGCAGTTTTTGGATCTTTGCCGTCTGCTTTTTTGATCAATCCTTTTTTCCATTGTTGAGGCCTGGGCATCATGTATGGAATGGAAAGAGCCGCCAACAGACCCATCCACTGTCCCAGATTGCAACCGAAACTGAAGGTGCTGGAAACTCCCTGCTTCGGCATGGCATGGACGGCTTCCAGCGCACCAGCACGGATATCGTAGTTCAGTCGCCATCCACGCATCTTGTTTGCCGCATCGGATACATCTCCAGGCCAGTCAAAAACTTCCTGGCCTTCATCATGGATTATTGCCGCCGCTCCTGACTTGCCCGGATCAATGCCTAGATACACTTTATTTTTCATCATCCCACCTTTATGCCTTTCTTAACTTAATGCTCATTTCCTTTAGTCTCCAAACCCTGCCTGCTTTGTCTATTCCGCAAAGCTTCTTTGTGAAATCAAAAAAGGGATTGTTTAACCTGCAAAGATCATCTTTTTTGTCAAAGCTATTGCATAAATGACATATCTGCATGCTCATAGCTTCTTTCCTGGTAATATATTCTCTGTTTTGCATAGTCTTTCCTAGAACGGTGCGTCTTGATACTGGAGTTTTTCATTTTTTTTGTTAAGGATGCCTGCCAATTGATGGAACCANCCGCTCTTTTTTAGCGGTTTGCTTTTTGTCCACCTTGCCAGTCCCAACACTTCACTTTCCAGGTCCAGGTTGGTGAAGCTTTCTTTCCACCTTTCAAAGTCTCTTGCCCTGAGATTGCCGTGGCTTCCATCGTCAAGGTAAAACCTGGCTATGACTCTCATTTCACCAGCAACAGGCAATTCTTTTCCGGAATCAATCATGTGTTCATATCTGTGGATATACTGCTCTTTTTGCTTTTCGTTGCAGTACATCCACTCCGAAACTGGACGCATTTCATATCCGTTCCGGATTTCAACATGGATCTCTTTACCGTTCGGGTTACTGCCCTCCGGGTAATCCTTGGCTTTGATGATTTTAACTGCTGAAATTGTGCAGTGCGGCCTGTGCAGTAGAATATCCATGGTCAGGTAGAGTCTGGCTTTTTCCGTGGTGCCCTCACCGCCTCGGCCAACCCTGGCCTGGCTGTGCTTTTGTAATGCGACCCACGCCAGGCCATCATCGCCTAAAGCGTCATAGATAGACCGGATATCTGAAGTGATCCTGTAATATTCGCCGTCAACTTCTTCCAAGAAGTCAATACAGCTAAGTCCGTCCGGGTTGTGGTGGGCAATTGGTCCATCAAACCCGGAAGACATGGAGGCCGCCAGGATCTTTGCGTTCCACTCTTCCACGTCGGCGAACTTCTTTACTCTTTGCCTGTATTCTGAAGGCCCCATTTCCGACATGAGATAAAGCTTTTTGTAGCCCTGATCCTGGTTTCTTCTGAGAACATCCAGGATAAAGGCTGTCTTTCCCGCATTTGCGGCCCCGGCAACGACACATATACATTTCTTGGGAAGGCGTACCACTCTAGAGAGGGAGAGAGGGAGGTTTATGCTAAAGTAAGAGTCTTCTGTCTTTGTAAGGTCAATCCATTCAATTTCCTGCTTAACTATATGGTACTTACCAGATATTCTCCGATCACTCTTTATAATCTTTTCTTTCTTTATCTTATTAAGCGCACGGCGACGTAAATTTTTGTCGTTCGGATGATAAAGTCCAAACTCTCGGTCAATGTCAGAGTTGGTAAAAGACCCCTGATTTTCTTGAACAAATTGCCTTATGTGTCCGGTCAGGTTGCCTTCAAAACGGCCGTTACCAGGCGTTACTTTCGTTACCTCGGCGTTACTTTTCGTTACCAGGCGTGACTTTTCGTTACCGGTGTTAATTCCGTTACTTCCGTTACCAGCGTTACCTCCGTTACTTCCGTTACTTCCGTTACTTTTGTTACTTTTCC